GCAAGATTGACCGCGATGCTCTAAATGTTGATATGCCCCGTCCGAAAAGCAATACGGTTGACCCGGCTGTATTTCGCATGGCCGACGAAAAAGACTACTAAGTAAGGAAGTCCTATGGACGATTCACCTTTAGGCGATATCACAGCGGCTGCTTTTGTTGATGACGCTTCTACTAACGTAGTTGGCACTGTTAAGTCAAAGTTTGAAGAAGCGGAACATGGCCGTTACCAGCATGAACAACGCTGGCTAAAAGCCTACAAAAACTTTAGAGGTATCTACGACTCGACTACTCAGTTTAGAGAGTCTGAGAACAGTAAAGTTTTTGTTAAGATTACAAAGACAAAAGTTCTGGCTGCATATGGGCAGATAATTGACGTTCTTTTTGCAAACAAGAAGTTCCCAATTGTTGTTGAGCCTAGCCCTGTGCCTGAAGGTGTAGCGGAGTTTGCACACCTTAGTAAAGCCCCTATGCCTCCACAGCAAGAGGAGCCTGTTGAAGACCCCTACGGTTTCCCCGGCGATGGCCGGGAGATGGCACCGGGGGCTACAGAAGCTTCTCCTCTAGCGGGATTAGCCGGGAGGTATGAAGGCGTTGATCTGCAGGAGGGTCCAAGCCGTCTGGGTGAGCCTCAGATATCTCCCGCACGGGAAACTGCACGGCTGATGGAAAAGCAAATCCACGATCAGATGCACGAAAATAATGCTTCGAATATTATGCGCCACTCTCTTTTTGAGTGCGCTCTTCTTGGCACAGGCATTGTAAAGGGACCGCTTAATGAAAATAAAACTCTTCACAGGTGGGACCAAGAAAAAAACTATAGCCCTTACAAAAAGCTTGTACCCCGTTTGGAGTCGGTTTCATGCTGGAACTTTTACCCAGACCCCACCGCTACTAATGTGGATGATTGTTCCTATGTAGTGCAGAGACATCGACTAAACAGGTCACAGATGCGTGATCTTATGGACAAGCCATTCTTTAATAGTGAGGCTATTGCCAAATGTCTTAGTGGCGGTCCTAACTACACGGATAAATACTTTGAAGACACTATCCGTTCAGAGAGCCTAGAAGACTTAGCCGCTGTTGACAGGTACGAAGTTCTTGAGTTCTGGGGCAATCTAGACAGCGATCTTATTCGTGAGATGGGCATTCCTATGGAAATGGACGATCTTTCAGAGGTTCCTGTAAACGCGTGGATATGTGGCAATGAAGTACTTAGGTTAGTCCTAAATCCATTTGTTCCGTATCGTATTCCCTACTTTGCAACGCCGTATGAGATTAATCCATATCAGTTGTTTGGTATTGGTGTACCAGAAAACATGGAAGACGCCCAGCTACTAATGAATGGTCATGTAAGAATGGCTATTGACAACTTAGCTTTAGCTGGTAATGTAGTGTTTGATGTTGATGAAGCATCTCTTGTACCGGGACAGAACTATGATATCTATCCGGGTAAAGTGTTTAGGCGGCAATCTGGTGTTACTGGTACAGCTATTAATGCTGTTAAGTTTCCTAACACCGCTGGTGAAAACATACAGATGTACCAAGCTGCTCGACAGTTAGCCGATGAAGAAACAGGACTACCCAGTATTATGCACGGTCAAACGGGCGTATCTGGTACAGGCCGTACCGCTGCAGGACTAAGTATGTTAATGGGCGGTGCTAATCTCAGTGTAAAAACTGTTATTAAAAACGTTGATGACTTTCTTCTCAAGCCCCTTGGTGAGTGTATGTTCTTTTGGAACATGCAGTTTAGCGAAGATAGTCCTGAGATACAGGGAGATTTAGAGATTAAGCCGCAAGGGACCGCTGCAGTTATGCAGAAAGAAGTTCGTAGTCAGCGTCTCACAGCGCTACTGCAAACAGTGGCTAATCCAATGCTTGCTCCGTTTATCAAGATTCCCAATCTAGTAAGGGAGCTAGCTATTGCACAGGATATTGATCCTGATCTGTTGGTAAATGATATCAACGATGCACAAATCTTTGCAGAGGTATTGAGAGGACTAAATGCTCAACAAGGAAACATGCCAAACCCTGCTGCCGCTGGTCAACAATCAGGCGGCATGGGACAGTCTGGAGGACTACCTAGTGGACCTGAAGGAGCGCCATCAGGCCCTGCTGGTGGTGGAGAAATCGGACTTAGAGATGCGCTTGCTGCAGGGGAAGGTGCAGGTGGTGGATCACCTCCTATCCCTGAAGTCGCAGGTTAATACACAACAGAAAGAATACAGTAAACGTGGCAACTAATATTCAAGAAGCACTGGCCGGAGGTTTATCCGTTACTGCTAAACCTGTGGCTATGGAACAACTTCCTGATGCTACCATTGATGTAAGTGGTGGTTCTCTGTCTCTTGGTATTGAAGGTCTTGGTGTAAAACGTAAGAAAGACGATCTTTCTGCTGTTACATCTTCTACATCTCAGATTGCTATGCAGGATTTGTTTGGCGATCTTCTTGATGAGGTAAACTTCTCTGATCCTAACAGTGTAGATGTTTTTAGAAATAGCGCACAGACACGCATTGATGAGATGGACTCTGGTTCTTTAAGTAACGCTCTTGGTCAAGCTTCTTCAGTAGCTCAAGATGTATCCTCATTAGTAGGGTTTGTTAGCGGTGAAGATAAGAAACAAGATCAGTTTACACAAGTGTTTGGTCCTTCTGCGCCTACAAGCATTGTTCAAGAATCTGCAGATGATTTTGGTGTAGGTTCTGATTTAGGAACAGGTGTAGTATCAACTTCTAGTTTGGAAAATCCAGACTTAGCAGCACAGCTAACAGGACAAGCTTTTAATGCTCTAGGCACTGGCAATCTATCAAGTTTTGGAACAAGTTTAGCAAGCGGGGCGATTGGTGCTTCAGGGGCAGGGGGGCCTCTTAGCGGTGCTGGCGCTGCTTTTAGCTTGGCTAACGCGGATATTACAAATGCTTTTGGCGCAACACAAGCTTTAAGTTCTGCTCTTACTGTTGCACAACAAGCAGCTTCTGTTCAAGACTTAGTAACGTCAGGAAAAAGTTTTGCATCTATTTTTGAACAGGGCGTTGAAAATATAAAAGAGTACGCACAGGGGGTATGGAGTGCAGTAACAAATCCGGCAGCAGCAATAGAAGCATTTGGAATGAGTGTGCAGTATGGGACTCAGACTCCAGATTTGTATTCTTTTGATATGCCGGGGGGTCAGATAAATTTTAACTTTGATGCTAAAACAGGAAGCCTAGCCACTCCGGGGCTTATAGGTATGATGCTTGGTAACGTTCCGGGTGTTGGTGCTATGTCTAGAATAGCGCAAACAGGTATGAAAGCTTCAGGCTATCTTGGAGACATTAGTGATAGAGCGCAAGGGATGGCAAACGCTTTTTCAACGCCGGGACATCAGATTAGTATATCTCAGAATGGACAAGCAGGAGTTACAGGCTTTAGTAATCCTTCTAGTGGTGAGCTAGGTGGATATGCTGCTATTGATATGACAGATGTACCCGGAAGTAACATAGGTGCTTTTGGTATAGATATGGGAAGTTTAGCTGATTCTTTAGGACCAAATGGAACAGTAGATAGTTTAACTCGCGAGGACATTGAGCAACATACTTATGGAGGATTTGCTGGTCCTCCTACAGGTACTGATCCTGAAGACCTTGCGACTTATGAGGAAGAGGCTCAAGCAGCTAAAAGTGCTATTGCAGAAGCTTATGGTAACACTGCAGCAGAAATTTCTGCTACAACGCAAGAAGTCTTTTCTAACTACACCCAATCTTTTATGCAAGAGTTTGAAGCTCTAGGGGGTAAATATGCAGTAGGAATGGGTGCGATGACAAGAGCCGATGCTTTAACTATGAGTCACGCAGCAGCGTATAGAGAAGACCCAGCAAGGGCGCTTACTGCCCTAAATCTACAGTATGAAAGAGACTTTCCAGAACCGGGAAGGACAAATCAAACAAGAGAAGAAGTTTTAGCTGAACAAAGGATAGCCTTCCAACAAGAAAAACGGCAAACTTTTGTAGATGCTTTACCCGATTTAGGGCAAGGTGCTGCTGACGACTATAATTCTCAAAATCCAAGCCCTGAAGTTGTAACTGCCGTAGAACAGCTAGGGCTTGATGGACTTAACGCGAACGTTAACGAAGATTCATTTCAAAAGGAACAAGTAGCCGTGCAGATGGCTATAAATAGAGGGGACTTCTCAACAGGTCGTGAAGATGCTCCGGGGCTTGGTGGAGGAACTGGTGGAGTTTCTATGACGGGGTATGAAGCTGCAGGAGCAGCAGCAGCAGAGGCAGTGGCAGCGGCAGAGATTGATTTTGGCGAGGGTGAGCAAGATGAGAGCAGCATAGGTGGCACCCCCGGCTATGACCCCGGTGTTGATGAGCCGGGGTCACCCGATAGTGAAAGCGATGGCGAAGGTTCAGACACTTGTGTAATAGCAACACATGCAGTTGCAGCTAAAAGCTTTTCAGCGCGTGACAAAGCGAAAGCAGAGGTTTGGTGCGCTCGTAAGTATCACGGTAAATGGTATGGTGAATTGTTTAGGCGAGGCTACAAACACGCTGGCAAAAAAGCAATTAACCGGGGCGAGGCAGCAAA